GTTTTGCGACCATCGCAATAGCTTTCAGCCCTTCACTGTCGTGCTTCTCGCCGTCCACAATGGCGGTTTTGAATTGCACGATTTCATCGGGTTGTAAGAGTGATTTAGATTTTTCTAGTAATTTATACAACACCGATTCGTATGTGTAGTGTTCCCACGTGCGGTTGAGATAGCAGATTTTTGTGCTAGTAACCTCGCGTCCATTACGTAGTAATGTTGCCACATGTTTGAATGCAACCCGTGTTTTTTTCCATTCACAGATCACCTCAAGCTCCGAGTTTATTTTGAATGATTCCATAGTTATTTATTCAATCTAGAACAACACCAAGAAAAAGAAACTATTTAATTTGGTATTGGTATTTAGTTGCCAATGTACAGTCCGTACCCCGAGGGGTGGAACACTGAAGACCAGAAAGACGGGAATAGAACGGGAGATATGATAGAGGGTTGTGGTGGCATAGAGTAGTTGATTGCTCCGCCCTGCCGTCCGCTCCTATCCGTTCCTTATCGTTGATTCCAGTTCTTCAGTGTTCTACATACAGTATAATCCTGTATAACTCTATTGTCAAGGAGTACATCATGTATAAACTGTGGATAACTTCCAATCCATGATTACAACATAGAAAGACCATAGAGGTAAGCTTTGCCCTGTTCTTGGCGTTATAATGTACTGAACAAGGATAAGACCAGTCTAGTAAAGTATTAGTATTGATGAGATAGGATGTATTTGGAGGGGGGTCACCCCCTATGGTTCTACCCAATCCAAGACTAACATTAGCCCTATAATAGCTAGTAGTGTATAGACCTATATTATATTATACCTATACTTATACTAGCCACATATTATACCTATACTAGACTTATATTGGTCTTATACTTGTACTTGTACAAGACCTCTACTAGATCAATTAAGGATATTCTCTACCAGTCTAGTATAGGTCAAGACTAGAATATACAAGACTAAATCAGTCAAGGTAGGTAGAAGATAAGACAAGAATAGAACAGTAAAGAATATGTGTGAAACCAATTTGAGGTAGCCCTAGTTCTCTATACGGTCTTGAAAATCTGGGGGGGGATACCCCATCAAACCAGACATTTTCTAGTCTAATCCCCTTCTCTCCCACTCAAACCTACACAACGGTCGAGACCAAATCTATACAGAACAAGAAAAACCCCACAGGGGGTTTGGTCGGAATCACCTCAAATGGTAAATCACTCGCTACGCTCGGAATCACCACCGAGCTCGATTTCCGTTTATTATTGGGGCTTCTGTTGTAGGCAAGACAATCCCCCTGTTCTTAAAAAGATAAGAACAGTTATAGCCCCTCTGTGGAGTTTTCTCAAGGTCTTGGAGGTGATGTCTCACTATTGGGTATTTCTGGCGACGGTTTAGAGCTGTCGCAGCCCAGGCGTTGACTTGCATCTTATCCGAGATTCCAGCTTTCTTAAGGAAAATCGGGCGCTCCCGTTCACTATGTTAGCTTTGATGCAACCCCACTCGTGAAGGTCGTGGCTTCGCCACACTTCGGGATTTTCTTTTGCCTTGAGATTGACAGGGAGTGTGTACCCTGCGTCTGTGCTCCCCACAGGATTAAGCGGAGATTGACACGTGTGTGTCTATGTAGTAGAATAGAGAGGAATAGACGTTTATGCACACACTTTACGTCTATTCGTACAATTCTACATTGTACATTTCACGGAAGCGAGCTTGTCTCACTTAAATCCGTGGTTACGGAGAGGTAATCCTCTCCCGTGCCCTGAACTCTTCGTTGTGACGAGAGAGCGCAGGGAACGGGAGACTACCAAACAAAAACCCGCACACCTATGAAAGGTGCGGGTTTTTGCCTATGTAATCTACGGTGACAACTTCATTCTCGCAAAAAACGCCGATGATGTCAAGGAATGGGGAGAGAATGAAATTGTCGCGGTAGATTTTATACATAGGTGATTTTAATGTATCAGTCGGTGTAAAAGTAGTCAATTGTTTTTTCTTCAAATTGTGGATAATGTGTGCATAACTAAAGAATGTGGTATAGTTTAATTACTATGTCAGAGAAGATTCCAACTAAAACAGGCAAGAAGGTAGGCGAGTGGTATGACAACTTCAGTGGTTTCCAAAAGCTCGTGGAGATTCGTGACTTCATTCCGAGGTTCAAAGATTTTTATTATGAGAAGAAGTTGGAGAATCCGAACACCAGTGTTCTCAAAATCATCAATGATTTCAATATAGCTATTACTCCCGACAAGTTTCATCCCTATACTGCCCAGTACCGCAGGTGGCGCAAGTACTGGGACTCCGAGATTTCCGACAAGCTCTTGGGGATGAAGTTGAAGACGGTGGAGGTGAAAGCGATTAAGACTCGTGATGAAAACAACAACCTGATTGCTCCGAGTGAAAATGAGCTAGAAGATGGAGCGAAGAATCTGGCGGGCGAGTTGATGAACGATGCGATGATGATGTTGAAGAACGACCAGCAGCTTGAGGAACTCTACGACGATGAGATTATCGTGAAGCGCCGCCACTACGTGCTGAATGTTTTTAATTTTGTGATGCGCGCGGTGCACACCAAGCAGGCACTCGCCATCAAAGCCAACGCCGAGAAGCGAGAGACGACGGGCTTTTTAATGGATTTAGTTCGCAGGTCAACTGCGGGGAAGATTACTAGCGAGGAGATGTCCCTCCTCAAGCAATCATTTGGACGCGCTAAAAATGAACAACCAATGGCAAACATCTCTTAAAGATTTTTTCGTTTCAACGATTCCCGATGAGGCGAAGCGCGCGGTAGTTGATTTGCTCGAACTGAATCAACGAGGGCGTGACGACATCTGCGTGTTCGCCGAAGAAATCCTCGGCGTGCCCTTGAATAATTTTCAGAGAAAGTTTTTGCAGCGTTCCACTACTACCCGTTCGTTGTGGTTTGAAAAGTTTGGAGCTACCATCGAAGACATCGGCGGATATTTATTCGGGCGTAACATCGCTTGTCCCTCGAACCAATGTGGAAAGACCGTGATGATTTCGATTAAGCATCTGTGGTTCAATTACTACAAGATTGGTCTCGATCTTGAATATGGTTTGGTTGATAAAGCACATTACCAAACTTTGAACATCTCTCCGCACTCCCGCCAGGTCAAGCAGTGCTACAACTACGTGAAGGAGATTTTGGAGGAGCGGTTCGTGATTGACGAAGACGGCAAGAAGCGCGTCAATAAGCTGCACGCGCTGATGAAGGATTTTCTTTCAGGCGAGAACTCGACGCTCGGCGAGCTGCGCTTCCGCAACCATTCGGTGTTCTACACAGTCCCCACGGGACAAGATCAAGCTGCCTCACTCGCGGGCGCGCAGTTCGGGTATATTTCCTACGACGAGTGCGCCCAGTCACTTCACCTTGAAAATGAATTGGGAGCGAAGATTATGTCCCGTCTTATCAAGTACGGCATGGCACTTGACCTCATCTCTACCCCAGAGGTGGATTCACCATCACACCAGTATTACCTCCATATCGTTAAGCTGGGGTTTGCGGGTAAAGAGGGTTGGTGGGCGTTGAATGCCGTACTCGATGACAACCGATTCATCCCGAAATTGCAGAGAGATCGAGCTAAAGCTGACCTCCTTTCAACCAACAAACAGAAGTACCGACAGGTGGTCTTCGGCGAGTTCATCTCTGGCGGCAAACGGTTTTTCGATCCCAAAGAAGTTGAGAATATGTGGAAGTTAAGAGGAAAAGTTGCGTGTCAGACCAAGCATCTCTATCTGCTCATCTCTGACTGGGGTATGTCGGACACGGGAGACGAGTCGGTCTTCAAGATATTTGACTATACTAATTGGGGAATGAGTGGTAAAATACAATTAGTGAATCACGAAGCCATTAGGGGTGGTTCTCCGTATATGCAGTTCGCTCTTTTACGCACCCTCTATGATGGTTATACTTGGTATGACGAAGACGGAGTGACCGCGCACAAACCAATTTTCGTGATGGATGCTAAAGCTTTGGGAGGAGTTGTCATCAAGAAGCTCCTCGCCACGTTACAACCAAGGGCTTTCAACATTGAAAAAGACGAAGCATTGATGCTCTTGAAAAAAGAGATGAGCGCTGGTCGGGATTATTATGAATCCGAAGTTGATGGAGCGGTGATAGAGAAAAATCCTGACTTCGGTGCAATCGCTAGTTACTACATCGAGTCGCTTTCAGAACAACTTGGCACGTACCACATTGATGACAAAAAATTAAAACAGGATTTCGTGATGACATTGATGATGGGCGTTGCGTACATTTCAAAAAAGTTTCCCAAGCAGTTAAAGAAGAAGGTCGAAATAAATCGTCTCGCTGGCTATAACGCACAAGTTCAGCAATCCCGAAGTTCGCGGGTTAGAGCAATACCAATCCTTTAATAAACTTTTAATACTATGCCTTTATAAAAAAATAATGATAGATACGTGGGGACGTAATAATAAATAATTTTA